TGCATCGAACCTGGCATTTGCCCAGAGGAAGATTACGGCACGCTTAACTACAAGGCCAATGAGCGCGAGGCAACCGATGAAATCAAACGCCTTAATGCAGAAATTTTAGAGCTGAACAGGCTTATTTCGCAGACGCCACCGATTCTTACCGGTTCTGCATCAGCCCGCGCTGGCGAAATCAGCAATCGAATCAATGAAATAAATAACAAGATCGATGAAATTGAAGAGCTGCGTGATCGCAAATGGACAACGGATGAAATAGAAACAATCGCTGGAGACGATGGCAGTAACTACAACGACGAAACAAGACACTTCGCAAGAAAGGTTGAAGAGGCTCGTGAGCTTCGCAGAGAATTTCAATCAAAAATTGACGACGAGCTAGACAAAGAACGGGCACGCAGAGATAGAGACAAAATTAGGCAATGGAAAGATAGTATTCGAGCTATCAACACTAGGCTTAAAAACTTACAAGGAAAATTAGACGAAGCAATACGTCAATACGGCTTCGCGGATGGAGGCAAAGGCCGTAACTTGCGCCAGGATCGCAAGCGCTTGCTGCGTGAGCAAAACAACCTAAACAAAGAGCTGGCAGAAATCTACGGTGGCACCAGCAACGTTGATCTAGATGCCACAAATAGCCGCGCCAGTGGTTGGCAAAATCAAATCAACCAAAAGCAAGCGGAAAAGGCATACTACGAAGCCGTTCTTCGCAACCCGGAACTACTGAACGACTTCTTTAACACCAAATGTTTGGTGAAAATTGAAGAAGCAACTTACGAAACAATTACCCCCTGCCGTGTTGTTGATTTTGCGCTAAAAGCTCGGGTATTCAAGCGAGTACAAGGGAGGCAGAAAGTCTATGGCGAAGTCACCATGGACAACTACAAGGAGAGCGATAACGGTTACAAGCTGCGCTCCATGTTCTTCTGGGTCTGGTATCGCCGCACTGGCAATGACTGGACTCGCGTACCACGCATCTTTGTTGTCCGCCGTGGCGCAGACGTAGACAACTTCATTTCGCTCAAATTCATCGCAGACGACAACACCGGCAACTGGCAATTCAAGTTTGAGCCGATTGCTGAAACTGCTGCTGAAATGCGCCAGTACGGCTTTACTGATTTTGCCTACATCGAAAACGCTGGCAACGTTCAGACCATCAGCGGACCTGCAGGCGGCACGTTAACCTTCACCGGCAAACTACGCAACCGCGATGGACTGCTGGCACCCATTAACCGCAACCCGTCTGAACTTGACGAATGGGGCCTGTTCTCCATGCGCTCAGACACGCAGTTGAATTTCAGCTTTGATAACGGCCCAGAACTAGAAATTAAAGCCGTCACCGAACAATCCACAGAGGCGTTCAGTAATTACCCGCAGCTCTACAACAACCTGACAATGCTGGGCTTTAACGTCTACAGCGGTCAAGGCGTACAAGATCTGCGCTCCATGAGCGTCTTTGTTAACAAAGGTCGCCTAGTGCGCCGCCTGAATGACGACGGCACCTACAGCGCAAATCCGGACACCGCCTCCAGTTTTGCACCCGAAATTTTCCTAGACACCATTCTCGACAACGTTGACGGCATCGGACAGTACGCCAAGGTTGAAGGTATTGACCTGCCTGCACTGGCACTGGCTAAGCGTTTCTGCCAACGCAACAATCTGTTTTTTGATGGTGTGATTGCTGAGCCGACTGCCTGGCGTCAATTCTGGGCAGAAGTTGCACCGTACAGCCTGCTGGAACTTGGCCGTATTGGCGGCAAGGAAACCCTTATTCCTGCAGTGCCCTGCGACAACGCCGGCAACATCACCCGCACGGTGCAGATCCGCGCCATGTTTACCGCCGGCAACATCCTTGAGGATTCCTACAAGGAAGAATTTATTGACTACGGCAGCAGCGTTCAGGATCTAATTGCCACGGTGATTTATCGCAACACCGAACGCGACGGCGTGTTCCCGCGTAATGCCAGCGTTGATGTAAGCCTTGCTGGCGTGACTGAAGCAACCGCAATCCGTCAGACATTTGATCTGTCGCAATACGTCACTAACAGAAGCCAAGCGATCATGTACGCCAAGTTGTTGTGCCAACAGCGCCGCAACATACGCCGCAATATCGAGTTCAAAACCTTCCCGACCGATAGCCCCCTGTCCCCCGGGGCCTACATCTACGTCGATGCCGGCTTACAGGAATGGCAGGGCATTTACAGCGGACAGGTTGAATCGGGTGGCGCGTTAAACATCCCACTGGCAGACACCATCCCAAACGGCAGCTACAGCGTGTTGCTTTACAAGGACGGTCAAAGCGTCATCACCACAACCGCCAGCATCAGCTCCAACGTGGCTAGCTCACTTGCCGGTTACGAAGGCTGGCTATTTGTGCTTGGAACACCTGCCAAGGCAAAGCGCACCTTCCGCGTGGTTGAAGTCCAGATGGATGAGGAAGGCGAAGTCAGCGTCCAGGCCGTGGAGCATCCCTGTGATGACTCCGGCCAGAGCCTGATTGCTGACTTTAGCGACGGTCTATTTGTCATCCGCTAGCCTGTTAGCAAGCAGGGCGTCGCACATGGGCTTCTACACCGGCCGTACTGGGTCTTTAACGTTTGGTGGCAAACCTGTTGCCAAAATTCGAGACTGGTCTTTGGAGACCAGCGTGAACCTGTTATCCACAAATACCATCGATAGCACTTTTAATACGTTTACGCCTGGCATCAAGGGCGCAACGGGTAGTGCAACGCTTCTTTACTACAGGCTCGAGGCCGGTGAATCTGCAATTTACACGCAATTTACTGAGCTTTTAGGCAAAATACAAAAAGTTGGAGCGATTGAAACCACCGACAGAGTACTACTAACGCTCAAAGCAGGGTCGGCGGCAAATGATGATATTCAATTTTATGCATATATCACCTCGGCTCAAATTTCAGTAAGCAGCGGCGAGCTGACAAGCGTTCCGATTCAATTCACAGTTGATGGTGATTTTATTGCTAATGGAGTGATTGAATGACTTTCTTTCTCGGCACAAAGGGGAATATTCGTCTTCGTCGAGGCGTACAGTCGCAAGGCACTGTTCTCGAAGATGAAATTCGGCCAGACGATGTCAATACAAGCCTCAATCGATTGGGCTTTGATAGTTCATACGGGAATCTTTTAAGTGGTGACCGAATTGAAATTAGCACGACTGACGCGCGTGGCCTGGTTTGTTTTACGAGCGCTGCGTGGGCGAGTGGAGTCGTAGAGCCTACAATTTCCGCGTATGTAAATGTTAACGCCGCTGGTGGACTGCGCTTTTTTGCGTCTTTTGAGGATGCCATAAACAATACAAGAGCAAATGAGTTAGCTCTTTATGCATTTACAGGTGCGGCAATTCCGGTCACCGTATCCGTTCGAGACAGCGCCTATAACGTCCTGGGTTGTGTTATTGGCTACACCTTAAACACCGATAGAGAGGCGGTTGATGTTACAACGTTAAGCGATAAATTCAGGCGTCAATACAGCGCGGGCTTAATCAGCGGCAGCGGAACAATTGAATGCGCTTTTGACTATCAAACAAGTGGCGTAAAGGAAACGCCATTGCTAATGCTGCAGTTGATTCAAAGGCTTGATATTGGCAGCGCTTTTGATCTTGCTCTGTATTTAACTGATAAGTCAGTTGATGCAAGCGTTCAAAACGTTTTTTACGAAATGTCAGCTGTTGTCACCAAGGCCGGCATAGCGGTCCGCGCGGGCGACATTATTGACTGCACAATTGATTTTGTAACAACTGGCGAAATTCAATTGCTAATTGGCGAACCGCAAGGCTACATCCTTCAGGAGAATGACGACCTGATTATTCTTGAGCAGTCGCTTGACTACCTGCTTCAGGAAAGCGAGGACTAAGATGTCTATTAGGACTGGCCTAGCGGAGAGCTGAGTTGTGTCGGATCAACGAATTACCCAACTAAGTGCCCTCCCGGCTGCGTCTGCGGCGGCCACCGATGTATTGCCTGTTGCCGACGTATCGGCCAGTCAGACCAAAAAGATCACGGTCAAGGATCTGGT